CAGAAGACTGGAGATTTACCGACGAACGTATGCAGTTGAGAGCTGCTGTGTTTCGTGCTCTACAACATCACCTTGACGAACATTGTAGAGCAGTATACGAGTTTTGCCATGATTGGGTAAGTCAAGGTAATCGAGATACATTTAACGTTGAAATTTATTTTAGGGAGTACTTACGTGATGTTCACCAAGAAAATGTGTGCAAACTTGAAAGTTGCCTTAACCTCAATCCTACTGAGCAGTTGCTTCCTCGCACCGAGTCTGAGAGCGGAGACCAAGACGACTGATCTAATCACTGAGGAAGAATATTTTACTCCTCACTCAATGGGATGCATGTTACTCAGGGAATGCACCGATTATGTCAAAGAACTCAAAACAGTTACAGACCTCAACAAGGATAGTTTCCTGGCTGACGTTGATTATAGTATTGTTGCTGATGAGTTTGACTCTCTCGTCCGATCACTTAATAAGGTCGGAGCTAGGGTTTTTCTAGCAGACCAACGATACTTCCCTGTGGGTCATCGTGGTGTCTATCATACTGTGAGTAATAACTTCTTTCTGAATGTTGCTCATATGCGTCGTCCTGGCACTATGATGTCAGTGATGCGTCATGAGGGATGGCACGCTGCTCAAGACTGTATGGCAGGTAGCATCAAGAACAACTTCATTGCTATCATCAAACCTGAAGAAGAAGTTCCTCGTATGTATGTGAAGATTGCAAAGAGTGCATATGCATTTCAACCAGAGGCAATTCCTTGGGAGAAAGAAGCATACTGGGCAGGACACACTGAAGGTATGACTGCGAAGGCACTTGAGTCTTGTGCTGCTGGAACTATGTGGACTGACTACGATCCAACACCAATGACACGCGAATGGTTGCAGGAGAACGGCTTTATCGCTAAATAAAGCTGCCTAACCCCTTTTACCATGCCCGAAGAAGTAAAGAAGGAAGAAGTAAAAGAAGAAAAGAAAAAAGGACCTATTGGAAAGTTGAAAGAAAAGGTTGGTGACTCTGAGGAGCATCTAGCCATTCTTTCAACTTTTGTTCGTTTGGGTATTCTTGTTTGGTCTGGTGGTATTCTTACTCTTAACTATGTAACCATTCCTGGTTTCCCTCAAGGAAAGATCGATCCGACTTTTATTGCCTCGGTCTTTACTGGAGTTTTAGCTACGTTTGGAGTTCAGACAGCTAAGAACAAGAATGGTAATGGTGGTAGTGCCCCTGCAGGTGGTGTGAGCAAATCTGATCTGGAGAAACTGATCAATGCCGCCGCTCAAACTGCCCCTGCTCAAACGATTAGGATTGAGCAAGCGCCACTCCAAATCGGAAACGGACCAGCAAAGTCAGACGATTCCTA